GAAGATTTAAAAGAAATTACATGGAATCGAATAGTGCAAGTGTTAGTATTAATTAATCAAATAAATGAAGTAAAAGATGAGCAGTAGTGTAAAATTAGGCGGAGAGCGTCTAGGAAGTGGAAAGAAGAACAAGTATATAACAAAGACATTCGAAAGAAGTAGTCATAATTTGAGTTATATATGGAGAAGTAGTATGAGTGCGGGAACGTTAGTACCCTTTATGAGTGAAGTAGGTTTACCAGGTGATACGTTTGATATCAGTTTAGACTGTGACGTGAAGACGTTACCGACGATTGGACCGTTATTCGGAAGTTATAAAGTGCAGTTAGATGTATTTGAAGTACCAGTAAGATTATTTCAAGGGAAGTTACACTTGAATAAGTTAGAGTTAGGTAGAGAAATGGATAAAGTGCATTTACCTCAAGTGAAATTAACGCATTCGTATAAGCCTCAAGATATATATGATGATAATAGTCAGATTAATCCGAGTTGTATATTTAGTTACTTAGGGATCCGAGGATTAGGAAGAACGAAGAATGAAGCAGTAGGACCAATTACAAGAGAATTTAATGCAGTCCCCTATTTAGGATATTGGAGCATTTTCAAGAATTATTATGCGAATAAGCAAGAAGAGAATGCGTATGTGATACATACGAAAAATGGAAATACAGATATAACAACAACTTCATGTAATATAAGAAAGATAAATGGAAACTTAGAAAACATATGGAATAGTGGTGTAGCAGTACCGGTAGGAGAAATAAAAGAATTAAGGTTTGAATATGACCCAGAAACAACGACGGGTGAAATAGATTTTTATAAAGCAGAAATTAAGTTCAGAAGTGGAAGTGGAGCATTTGCACCACAGAAAGTAAATGATTTGTTTGAAAAATTTAGATATGAATATGATGATAATGGTAATTATTGGTTTGTATGTTATGATTTTAAAGGATTAGACCCGGAAGATTTAGAAAATACTACGAGTTGGCATAAGTATAATACACTACAACCAAGTACGATACCGTATGCGAATGATACAACAGAGTTAGAAGAGTTTCCGTTAGTGAATATTGACGAAATGACAATGGATTTGTTAACAGACGTAAGAAATACGGGAAGTTATTCAATAGATAGTGCGTCGAGAACGCCGTATAGTTTACCATTGAAGACAGAGAATGGTGCTAGATGTATGATTGGAACGCAAGAAGGATTGGCATTGAAGACATACCAAAGTGATAAATTTAATAATTGGATAGATACTGAGTGGATAGATGGGACAAATGGAGTTAGTCAAGTGACAAGAGTTGGGACAGATGTAGATGGAAGTTTTACAATTGATGCGTTAAGTTTAGCGAATAAAGTGTATAAGATGTTGAACAGAATCAACATGAGTGGTGGAAGTTATAATGATTGGATAAATGCAGTGTATAGTCATGATACAGTGAAGAAAACAGAGAATCCAGTGTACCATGGAAGTTTGATAAAAGAGTTAGCATTTGAAGAAGTGGTGAGTACAGCTGAAACAGAAACAAGTGATACAGATCATGCATTAGGAACGTTAGCGGGACGAGGAAGATTAACAGGAAAACATAAAGGTGGAAAGATGATAGTGAAGTGTCATGAGCCATGTTATGTAATGGGAATTGCAAGTATAACGCCGAGAGTAGATTATAGTCAAGGAAATAAATGGGATACGAATTTAAAGACATTGGATGATTTACATAAGCCTGATTTAGACCAAATAGGATTCCAAGATTTGATAACAGATGAAATGGCGTGGTTTGATACAGAGATTGACCATACTGATAATGATAAAATTGGATTTAGTTCAGTTGGAAAAGTACCGGCGTGGTTGAATTATATGACAGCAGTGAATCAAACGAGAGGGAATTTCGCAGAGGGAAATAAAGAGATGTTTATGACATTAAATAGAAGATATGAAGCGACGAATGAAACGGGAAAACAAGGAATTAAAGATATTACGACATATGTAGACCCGAGTAAGTTTAATCACATATTTGCAGATACGAATTTAGATAGTCAGAATTTTTGGACGCAGATAAGTGTAAATAACACCGCTAGAAGAAAGATG